TCACTTGCGTATGTTGTCGAACCTTATAAGAAGCCTGCCCAGCGCGGGGCATCGAGTGAAGCTGAAATCTTTAGTGTGGCGAAAGTCGATACACCTGAATTACCCAGTGGCGTGAAAATAGACGAAGCCTTACGCGAAAAACGCGAAAACGAATTAGAGCAAGCGGCGCAAGATGGGCTAGATGAAATGTTTAAACGCCTGCAAAAGGAATTAGAGGAAAATGGAGCACAAGCAATTCTGGCAGAATGAGGCTCAATTATTCTTTAGAGCGATATTCCCTGTTGCGGAGGCAACCGCCAAAATCGCATTAGGGGATATGCTGACTGAACTTGAGATTTTAACAGGCAATTCATTTTCGCGGGACTTCATTAATGAAGAGGCGGTTAAAATTGCGCGTTTGGTGGCGATGGATTCCACTGTTTCAGTGATTAGCACCAGTCGTAAGTTAGTCTTTAGCAAAACAGCCGATTGGATTGAATCCGGTCAACCCTTGCAAGCCCTGATTGATGAGCTTGTGCCCGTTTTCGGCAAAGCACGGGCCAACGATATAGCCGTTACTGAAACAACGCGCCTGTTCGCTAAGGCTAATCTAGCCTCATGGCGCGAGAGCGGGGTAGTACCTCGCAAGCGGTGGTTTACGGCGAATGATGAGATTGTTTGTCCTGTTTGCGGGCCACTTGAGGGTGAAACAGTTGATTTAAATGCGAAGTTCAGTAATGGTGTAGAAAATCCACCTGCGCACAATAAATGCAGATGTGGGTTAATGCCCGACATGGAAGGTTAAGATGGCTAAAGATATTCAATTTGAAATTAAGGGTTTGGACAAATTAGAACGCAAATTTGCGAAGTTGGGGCGTGACTTTCCGGGTGCAATGCGTGATATGGCGAAAGAAGGCGCTCTATTTGTGCATAGCAAAGTGCCGCCTGCACCGTCGGCACGTCCGGGTTCGCGCTATATTCGCACCAATAAATTATTGCAAACGCTGACGGCCAAAGATAAGAAGATTAGCCGCAATGAATATGCGGGGGTTATTGGCTCCAGTATTGAGTACGCGCCGTATGTCATCAGTGATACTAAAGGACTGAACCAGAAGGGGCCGCAAGCGTGGTTTCACAAAGGCGTATGGAAGGTTATACAGGATGTTATACGCGAAAATAAACGCGGTATCCTTGACATTTATAGAGAACGTATTGCACAATTACTAAAGGATTGATCTATGGAAACTAAGACTTTTCCATCCGCTGTAAAAGATATTGAAGGGAATACCGTCGTTGGGATTGCCTCTGTCTTTGGGAATAAAGATTCGCATGGCGATATTATGCACAGCGGAGCATTTACCAAAACCATAAGTGAACGTAGTCATCGATTCCGCTTTTTATGGCAACATGATTACTGGGAGCCACCCATCGCTAAGGTAGTGGTTATTCAGGAAGTCGGGCGGGATGCCTTACCTGCTGAAATTCTAGCACGGGATACGGACAATCAAATCACGGGCGGGTTAGAAGTAACACGTAAGTATTTGAACACCCCACGCGGGCTAGAGGTTTTAGAGGGTATTAAAGAAGGCGCAATTACTGAAATGAGTTTCGCCTTTGATGTCATCAAATCAGATTTTGGTGATGCCAATGAGACTAGTCAGAAAGTGCGCCATGTGCGCGAAGTCCGTTTATGGGAAGCAAGTGACGTGAATTGGGGCAGTAATCCTGCCACTCTGGGCGCTAAAGATATTGGTTTAGCCCATATGCGTCATTCTTTAAAAGATGTTATGGCTTTACTCGAATTGCTCAATAGCGATGTGGGGCAAGCCCTGACAACCATTAACAACCATACGACCCCTCAAAATGCCGAGTCGAGTCCCCTCTCACTCACTGAATTAGAGCGTCGGAGTTTAGATTTACGAATTGAATTAGCTCACCTATTGGAGGTTCAGCCATGAATGCTGAAACTTTGGTCAAACAAATTGACCAAGCCTTAACTGAGGTTCGAGCCATTCAAGCTAAATACACTGACTCAGAAATGCCTAAAGATGTGAGTGACGACTTGAATGCTCGTTTGGATAAGATTGACCAAATGAAGGTTAGTCTTGAATTAGATCGTCGCGCCCGTGCCAATGAAAACTTTTTGAATGAAAGTCAGGGCACTAAAGGCGCGCAGTTTCACGGTTTTCGTGAAGCTAGTGAAGATGAGGGCAACGCCCCAATTGACCCGCAAGCATGGCGTTCGATGGAAGTGCGCATGGGACGTGGGCGCAATGCCGAAGTTGTTGAAGTTCGTTATCATGTCCCCCTCAATGTCCAAGACCCTAATTATAAGTCTGCTTTTGAAAGCTATCTTGTGAAGGGTCGGCATGACATGGGCGGGAATGACCGCAAAACGCTGTATGAAGGTTTGGATAGCGCCGGCGGTTATTTAGTCCCTGAAGATTATCAGGCGCAAATGATTAAGAAAATCATGACGATGGCGGTAGTTCGTCAATATGCGCGTGTTATCACTACCAGTAGTGACCGCGTGGCATTCCCCAGTTTGAAATACACAGACGACGATAATTACACGTCAAGCGTACGGCTTGTATGGACTGGTGAACAACCTGCCAGTGCCAGTGTCCACCGCGCCACCACTAGCGACTATGGTTTGATTACCATTCCAGTGCATACCGCCATGTCATCTATTCCGGTGACAATGGATTTGCTCATGGATTCGGTGTTTGATCTAGAAAGTCATATCGCTGGCATGTTTGGTGAGGCTTTTGCCTTAGGCGAAGAATCCGTGTTTTGGACTGGAACAGGCGCGGGGCAACCGACAGGCATCTTGCACGATGTAGATGGCACAAACGGAATTGCATCTGTTAACAGTGGTAGCGCGTCGACTTTGACGGCGGACGGCTTGATTGATTTGACTTACGAAGTGCCTACGCAATACGAAATGAATGCGCGGGTCTTTTGGCGTAAGGCCACTGAAAAAGTCGTGCGTACGCTGGTAAATTCGACCACGGATGATTATCTGTGGCCTGCGGTTGCGCAAGTTGGGGCATTTGGTGGCGTAGAACGTAGCATTGAAGGCTATCCGATTTCCCGCGCTGAATTTGTACCCGCTATTGCAGGCGATGATTTTCCAATCGTATTTGGTGATTTGCAAGGGTATTACATTGCAGATCGGGTCGGCATTTCTATCCAGCGCCTTGATGAGGTCTATGCTGAACAAAACTTAGTGGCATTTTTAGCTAAGAAGCGCGTCGGTGGTCAATTGGCTGAACCGTGGCGCATCAAAGCTCAGAAAATCAGCAATAGTTAAGGTGGTGTGACATGATGGAAAATATTGGATTTGCCGAAGCATTCCCGGCATTGGCGCGGACGGCAAGCGCTAACGGTAGCGCTGTTGATTTAGCCTCCGAAGCGGCGGGTCAACATCAAGCCTTTATCGGGGCTGGTCCCGGTGGCCGCGCTCTCAAGGCTATTCTCTCAGTTGGTGCTAAAGGGGGCACAACCCCCACGCTGAATGTGAAACTGCAATATAGCGCAGACGGTAGTACGGGTTGGACTGACATTACAGGTGCAACCTTTACCGAACTTGACGACGAAGTTGGCCGTCAAGAAATTCACTTTATCGCGCCCGAACGTTATGTACGGGCGGTGGCTACCATTGACGGTGGGGGTGGCGAAACGTTCACCTTTGCCGTGTTAATCTTAGGTGTAGAACGTTACGGCTAATGGCTGACTACGCAACGCTTACGCAGGTCAAGGCGCACTTATCCGATGGTATCACAGCTGGCGATACGCAGTATGATGCTATTTTGAGTGCGCTTATTACCCGCGTTTCGCGTTCTATTGATAAATTTACGAAACGTGCGCCGGATGCGTACAAAGTCGAAAGTGACGCAACCCGTTATTTTTCAGGGAGTGGGTCAGGGACTATATTCATTGATGAATTGGCAACTGACCCCACCTCAGTCGCGGTGGCTGAAAGTGGCGATATTACCGATTACACGACGTGGGCCAGTACAGATTATATCCTAGCGCCCTACAATGCAAGCCAGTGGGGTAGACCCTACACAATGCTTGAAATTGACTTGCTGTATGGTACAAAAGCCACTTGGTATAAGTACCCCAAGGCAGTCAAGATTGTGGGTAAGTTTGGGTATAGCGAAACTGTCCCCCCTGAGATTGAAGAGGCGACGATTATCCAGACTGCCCGATTGTGGAAACGTGGGCAACAAGGCTTCGTGGACTTGTCGAGTATGGTGGAATTAGGCCAGCTCCAAATTCGCAAACTTGACCCCGATGTGTCCGAAATTCTATTGCACTTTATCAGAGGGGTCATTTAATGAGCCTACAGGCCGCTGTACTGTATCTCAATGATATAGTTGGGGCAATTTCAGGCATTAACGGTGCGCCCGATTACCCCACCGAATCGCAAGGCACATTTCCTTTTTCGATTTGCTATCCCGGCTCAGGGGAGTTTGAATGGGAACCTTACGAGGCGTTGCGGGGTCGGCACATTATTAATCTAGAAGTCCATTTCAATCGCAGTAATTTGGCAAAAGCGATGAAAGAAATGCTTCCGATGGTTGAAGCAGTCCGCGATGTTCTCAAAACCGACCCCACGTTAGGCGGGAATGTCGATACTATAATTGCCAGTGGTGGTCAGGCTATCACCTATACAACTGTTTATGTTGAAATTGGCGAGGTTAAAACCATCGCCTTAAGATTCCGAATACCAGTCAAAATCAAGGAAGGCACGTAATGAACGTATTGTACAAGTATGTAGGCAAGGGTAGCTTTATCCCGGGTATTCCCGCGCGGGATATTCCGGAAAGTGAAGTGCATTTGTATGACATTAATGCGCTAGAAGGGTCAGGCCTTTGGGAAAAGGTCAAGCCAAGTAAATCTTCGTCTGCTAAGGTAGAAATTCCTGATGTCGGGACTGAAGATAAAATGAAAAAGCCCAGTCGCACGAATAAGCAAAGTGACGACTCAGAAGCCAAAGGATAAACGATTATGGCGGGTATTAAAGCACTCCGCAAGCTTCAGTTCGGACGGGAAGGCACAGCGGGCACAGCCGTAGCCGCAACGACTATTTGGCGCGGCATGGGTACAATTCATAATAAACCCACGGTTACCCAAGCTGAGGAAGATGTCGGCATTCTATTGAAGCCCCATCGCACCTATATCCCAAAGCACGAAGCATCCATTTCACTCGATAGCGTCCCGGCCACCTATCAACAACTCTTGCATATTTTAGAGGCGGGGGTCGCATCCGTTACGCCTGCCGCTGACGGCGCGGGGGATGGCTTTATCTATACCTATCCATTCCCCACCACGACTGTACCCACTATCAAGACGTATACCATTGAAGGCGGGGATAATCAGCAAGCGGAGGAAATGGAATACGCCTTTGTGCAGTCCTTTAGCATCAGTGGCAACAATGGTGAAGGTCTCATGATGTCCGCTGAGTGGTTAGGTCGGCAAGTTACCAAAACCACATTCACCGGAGCGCTAACATTGCCATCTGTTGAGGAGGTGTTATTTCAGAGAATGAAACTTTATATTGACGACGTGGGCGATGGCTTTGGTACAACGCAAGTCAGCAACACGCTTCTCAATATGACCTTTGATTACACCACTGGCCTCATTCCGAAGTATACCGCCGACGGTAATCTGTATTTCAGTTTCGTGCAACAAACCGCCCCCACGGCCACACTGAATGTGACCTTTGAGCATAATACGGACGCGGTAGCTGAAAAAGATGCTTTCTTAGCAAATACACCCCGCGCAATCCGCTTAATTGCGGAGGGCTCCGCTTTTGGCACAGGGGGCACAGAATACGATAACCATACCCTCATTTTAGATATGGTGGGTGTGTACACTGAATTTAGTGCGCTGGGTGAAGTGGATGGCAATGATATTTACGACGCTACCTTGACTTTAGGTTATGATGGCACGTTAGCGAGTGCGGGTGAAATTGTAGTTGTAAACGAACTGAGTGCTGTTCAATAACGAATGACATTCGATAGCACCGTAAAGGAAAATGAAAACATGGCAATAACGCAGATGAAACCGCCTGCGCAACCCGAATCAGAATTTAACAAGCTCTATGCGATTAAGTTAGATAAAGATCGCATCGACCAAGATTTGACAGTCGGGCAATATGTTGGCCTGCAAGAAGGTAATGTTAAGTCGATTGTGCAGATTTTGAGTAGGTGCGTATGGGATAAACGCAAACACACGTATCTTGACCCCAAGTTAGGTCAAAATATCATTTATGATTTGCCCCTGACTGAATTTAATCACGTCATGCGCACACTCATTGATTACATTGATGAGATGGCTATCCCAAAAGAGAACGGGGAACTCTCCGAGTAGCCTTGCTTAAAGGCTTGCCAATGCTTCCCCCGTGGTATGGAATTTTCAAAGCCGCCCGTGAATGGGGCATTGCGCCTTGGGAGATTGACCCCGATACGCCGCGTCTCATCTGGTATATACGCAGTCATTTTATCTGGAATATACGCGATGATAAACGCGCTAAAGATTTGGCTAAATTGGAAAAATAAACATGGCAGAAACACTTGAAATTCTAGTTGTCGCTAAAGACAAGGCCAGCAGTACTTTCAAAAGCATTGGCAATTCTATGTCCAGTGCTTTTAAGGTTGCCTCAATTGGAGCAGGGGTAGGTCTAGGCGCAATTGGAGTAGGACTAGCGGGTATTATTACGCTAGGCATGGAAGGGGAGCGCGTGCAGGCGCAACTCAACAATGTTATCAAGTCCACCGGGGGCGTGGCGGGTGTAACCGCTGACGAAGCCAATGCGTTAGCCGATTCGTTATCCAGAGTAACAAAATTCTCAGCTGATACCGTCATTGAAACTGAATCGATGTTGTTGACCTTTACGAATATCGGTGGCGATGTGATGCCACGGGCAACTGAAACGGTGCTAGACATGGCGACGGCGCTTGGCACAGATACCCAAGGCGCGGCGGTTCAACTTGGTAAAGCCCTCAATGACCCCATTAATGGCATTACCGCCTTATCCCGAGTCGGCGTTACGTTTACCGAAGAGCAAAAAGAACAAATTAAGGCGATGGTTGAAGCGGGGGACGTGGCCGGGGCGCAAGCAGTTATTCTAGATGAATTGGGTAAAGAGTTTGGCAATAGCGCCCGCGCCGCTGGCGATACGTTTGGTGGTAAGTTAACCATTCTTAAGAATAAGTTGACTGATGTAGTCGAGACCCTAGGCATGAAACTCATGCCGCATTTATCTAAATTAGTGGATGTTTTAATTGATGACTTATTGCCTGAAGCGGAAAAATTAGGGGAGCGCATTGTCCCGGAACTTACCAGCGCCTTTAATCAATTAGCGGATGATTTACAGCCATTGATTGACCAATTCCTGACTTTTATTCAGGATACAATCGTGCCCTTTGTACAAGATCATTTCCCTGCCATACGCAACGCACTCTTGGCAGTCGGGGCGTTATTTGCAGGCGCGGCGATTATTGGGGGTATTTTGGCAGTTGGGGTAGCGATTGCGGCATTGGCTAATCCTATCACTTTAATTGTCTTGGCAGTAGCGGCACTTGCGGCGGCATGGACTGAGGACTGGGGCGGTATTCGCACCACCCTACAACCCATTATTGACGATATTGTGAAGTGGCTACAAGAGAATATCCCCATCGCAATTGCGGCGCTCAAAGTTGTGTGGGAAGAGGATTTGATGCCCCTACTCGAAGACTTGAAAGAGTTTTGGGATAATGACCTAGCGCCTGTCCTGAGTGATATTGCCAAGTGGCTACAAGAGAATATCCCGGTGGCAGTCGCGGCTCTCAAAACGGCATGGGAAGAGGACTTGATGCCAGCGTTGCAAGACTTGAAAGAGTTTTGGGATGAATCGTTATCGCCACTACTGAGTGCTATTGCAGACTGGTTTAGTGATAAAATCACGACTGCCATTGATGATTTTAAGACGGCATGGGACGAGGATTTAATGCCAGCCCTGCAAGACCTGAAAGATTTTTGGGATGAAACTTTAGAGCCACTATTTGCTGATCTCGTTGAGATGTTAGATACAACCCTCAATACAGCCATTGACGCGGCGGGTATAGCCATTGGCGCGTTGCAAACAGCCTTTAGCCAATTGATTAAACCTATTGGCAATGTAGCCACCGAGATCGGAAAAGTAATGGATGTGTTTAATGATATGAAATCTGTCATTCCAGATGAATGGTGGCCGGGCAGTCCTACCGCGTTTGAGATGGGTATTCGTGGTATAGCCAATTCGATTCGAGACTTAGGGGGTGAGGCGGCTACAACAGGCAATATATTGCAACCTACCGGGGGCAAACCACATAAGCAAGGCGGTACAACCAATTATAATCTGACTATCAATTCTAATGCGCAGACTGAAAACTTGCGCAATGATTTTAACATCATGCGCGTATGGGGAGGCTTAAACTAGTGGCAATTAATGGCTATTGGTCAATTGTTGTGCCGAGTGAGAACGTGAACTATGTGAAGAATCCATCATTTGAAAATGACTTGACAGGGTGGGCCAGCGACGGGGCGGGGTCAGGCACGGCTACGCAGTCCGATGAATGGCAATACAGTGGCATCTATAGTCTGAAGTTGGTTAAGACAGTTTCAGCTGGCCAATGGGGGTATCAGTATAGCGTACCTGATTATGCTGATTTTGCCTCTTTAAGTGCCACAGTTTCAGTACGCTACAAGGTAGATAGTGGCACACTCAATATTGCAGTGGCCGGGACGGGTGTTTCGACAGTAACTGAAGCCGTGACAGGCGAGGGCGAAGCGGTCATTACTGTAGGGCCACTGTCGGCAGGCATTACCGCGCTGACCGTCACCGCCTATTTTGCCGATGCAACCACCGGAACCGCCTATATTGATGCTATCCAAATCGAAAAAGACACGCGGCAAGCCACTTACTTTGACGGGGATAGCGACGGGGCGTACTGGCAAGGCATAATCCACAATTCCAAGTCTAACCAAACCATTAAAGGCGCAGTCGGTGGCAAAATCTATAGCCTTGATGATTATCAGGTGGCTGTTGAGAGTAGTCCCGGCATGGGGATGCCACCTATTGAATTACAAACCCAAAAGCAGGCGCTATTGCCCGGTTCGCTGTTGCGCGGCTATACGGTCAAAGAACGTTCAGTTACGCTCAATTGCATGATTATTGTGCAAGATAGTCAGTCTCGACAGACTACGCATTCCTTACGTCAGGACTTAATTGATTTAATCAAACCTGACCGGATAGGGGACTTTCGTCCGTTTTGGCTTCAATATGACGGCGCGAACTTGACGCAACCTATCTATTTGCCCGTGGTCTATGACTCAGGACTAGACTTTAATCCGCTTGACGGCTTTAGTGAAGAAATTAACTTACGCCTTGTATCGCCAAGTGCCTTGTGGCGCACCTTTAAACAAACTGCTTACGCTGTTACGGAGCGCTCCAATATCGCCTCAATGCGCGGTATTTTGGCGCGGGAGGATGGCGTATGGCAGAATATCGGGGTTAATGCGAGTACCACAACTATTAGTGTAATCGGGCAAGGCCCCAACGGATTAATTTATTTCGGTGGCTTATTTGCCAACGCAGGCGGGGTCGGTGACACCCAGAATTTGGGCGTATGGAATCCTGAGACACAAAGTTTTAGTTCGATTGACTCGGCCAATGGTCAGGTGATTAGCATTAATTTTGATAGTCAAGGCGACTTATACCTGACAGGCGCATTTACGAGTGTGAACAGTGTAGCTAACACATCCCGCATTGCAAAGTATGATACCAGCGCGGGAACGTGGTCATCTATTACCCCGTCAGGCGCGGCAGATAATAGTATTTTTAACAGCGCCTTCGATAGCGAGGGTAATCTGTACGTAGTGGGTAATTTCACCACTATTAATGGCGTGGCCGCGACTCGTATTGCTAAAATGGACACGAGCGGCACATGGACTGCGCTTGGGACTGGATTAAACGGATTAGGTCGGGCGGTTGTGGTCGCACCCGACGATACGGTGTATGTCGGTGGTGATTTTACCACCGCCAATGGCGTAACGGTCAACATGATAGCGCGTTGGAATGGCACAACATTTGAAGCCCTCTCCGATGGCACAGTCGGCATCACCGGAAGTTATGTACAGGATTTGCTATTTCATAACGACGGACGCTTATTTATTACCGGTAATTTTACAGCCGCCGGGGGTGTGACCGCTTCACATATTGCTATCTGGAATGGCCTGCAATATGCCCAAGTTGGACTAGGATTTAATGCCGAGGGGGTTAACCTTCAACAAGATAGTTTGGGGCAAGTGTGGGCAACGGGGAGTTTTGACACAACCGCCGGGGGAGAGGTTAGTCTCAAGAGTAAAACTGCAATCTGGAATGGTTCACTGTGGATACCAGTGGATTTATTTAGAGGCTCAAATAGTACCAATGGTTCATCATTGGCACTCGCTAGCAATGGTAATGTATATGTCGGCACAAAAAGCGCGGACGCGGCTTGGAATGTGTCGGCTATTACGACGTTAACCGTGCCCAGTACCACGCAAGTTTACCCCATCTTTACCATTGAACGCACCACCGATGCAGGCACGGCCACGGTAGTTTGGCTTGAAAATCAAACCAATGGCAAGAAATTAGTCTTAGACTATGCCTTATTGCCCGGTGAAACGCTCACAATCGACTTGACTTTAGGCCAACGCAAGGTAGTTTCTAGTCTTAAAGGCCTGGTATGGAATGCCATATTGCCCACGAGTGACATCGGCACATTTGTATTGCAACCGGGTGAAAATGAAATTGCGGCGCTTGTGCATGAAACGGGGAGTGCCAGCGTCTCAATTTATGCGGTTGTGCCAACGGTTCACTGGTCATTTGATGGAGTGGCAACGTGAATGTAAATATTTATCCTGAGGCAAGTTATGAGGTGTGGCTCTGTGATGGCGTGGGGCGACGCTTATATTTGCTCGATGGCTTTAGCGCTTTGTCATTTTCCAAAGCATTAGGGCAGGTGGGGCGCTTTGATATTGAGATGGCCTCAAGTGTTGTGCCTTTTGATTTTCTGCAATTTGATGCGAATATCCAGATATGGCGCACGGCTTATCAAGGCGTGGCTAAATTGGTCTTTGCTGGCTTTTTGGAGTTAGTCGAATATGCAGAACGCAATAGCATGGATATGATTACCTTGTCAGGTGTGGATGGTCTAGCACTCTTAGATCATCGCGTGAATGCCTATAAGAGTGGCACGATTTATGCAGATAGATATGCTATCCCCGCTGACAATATGCAAAAAAATATTGTACGGCAAAATATGGCGGACGGCAGTGGGTCAGTCGGCACAGACCGCGATTTGACTGCTTATGATTTTAAGGTAGACATCAATCAAGCCTTGCTCAGTGATATGGATGCCAATATTTCTTTTGCCAATTTACTTAAAGTCATGAATATGATTACTGAGTTTGCCCTTGAAAATGGGGAGCCTTTATTTTTCGATATAGAACCTATCGTTTATCATGACCATTTAGGCTGGTTTTTTGTGAATCGAGTTAATCAATTAGGCGCTGATAGAGGTATTAATTCTGCTATCCCCACTATCTTTTCCAAAGAATCAGGAAACTTAGAGCAACCCATCTTAACTTATAGTGCCGAAAATGAAGCCACTTTAATTTATATTGGTGGCCGGGGCGGTGGCGCTCATCGGCGCACTCAAACGGTTATGGATAGCACCCGGCGCTATCGTACCCCGTGGAGTCGTAAAGAGGTGTTTATCAATTATCGTAATGAGAAGTTGAACAATTCACTGGTCAATCGTGCCGCAAGTGAATTACAACAACGCATACCCAAAATCGCCTTCCGGGGTAATCTTAAAGACACGCCCCAGTCGCGCTATGGCATCGACTGGAATTACGGGGATAAGGTGGGGGTAGCCTATCAGGGCATTAGTTTTGATGCGTGGGTCAATGCGATTAGTTTTCAAGTCAATTCAAATGGACAGGAAACCATTAAGGCGAAAGTAGAGTTATTGACATGAATAATAATATGTTTGGGTGGTTAATGCGTGAAAATAAAACGCTTGCGGAGCGAGTGGAATTACTCGACACCCATGACAGTTGGGCGCTCATTGCCAAAACGCATCGCATCACGTCAAGCTTCCAAATTCCGGGGACGGGCGCGGTCACGCCTGTGCAGTTTAATGATGTGTCGATTGATTCGCTTGACCCTGAAGATACCTTTTTTCCCACGAATGATTATACAGTCCAGATTCCAATAGGTGGCATCTATAACTATAGTTTTCATGGCTTTATGGTGGTTGGCAGTACCACGTTCATATTATTTCAAGTGAATGGCACAACTGAAGAAGTCTTTCCAATGGATGGCAATGGTATCTTGACCGCTAACGGAAGTTATGAAGCCGACGCGGGTGATACCTTTACGATTGCATTATCACAATCATCAGGCATAGCCTTTAACATGAGTGCCTCTAATTCATTTGGTAAGCCAGACAATGCCTTTACCGTCTGGAAACTAGAGGGTAATTGATATGATAATACGTCACTACGTGTTGAGATGGCTAGTCATTGGTTTAATGCTGATAGTCCTGAGTGGATGCACATGGTTTGAATCTCAGGTTATGACATGGCAACCCGTTACGCCGCGTCAGTCTGTGCAATTTGTGTTAGAAGATAATGCCGAAATTGAGACGATACGCATTTGGGAAAAACCATTTAAGGGGTCGTTAACGGGAGTGCAACACCTTCAGATTGAAATAGATGGTCAGTTGGTCATACTCAATGGACAAAGCGCATGGGTAGACAATCACCCCGCCACGCCGGGCCTTTATCTTGAGATTGCAGTTAATGGGCAACCTATCCATGAAATAGAGATTAGATCAGGGCATGGGGTGGGGTTGGTTAGGCTAGAAGTTGAATAACTATTGCGTGTTGATACAGCATCCTTTTAAAAAGTTGAATAGCAAACTTAAATGGCGTATAGTAGGGTGTATGACTAGATAAGGAAATCTAGATGGATGAGGAAGTAACGGAAATTTTGTTAACCCCTGAATTTATGAGTGCAATGGGTGCTATATTGACATTAGTAGTAGGTTCATTTGCGACGGTTATCAATCGCCAGATGGCCACTATGAATAAGCGCATTGTAGTCTTAGAGAGTGATATAGAAGAAAGAGACGACGAATTGCGCGTTAAGTCTAAGGCGTTAATTGATAATCAGTCGTTACTTTACAATGTGCAACAGATGTACAATCAATCGTTGCAACAAATCACTGAACTCAATAATTCAACCCGCATTAGTAATGCCGAAATTGCCAAGCTTCAAAAAGAACTGAAGGATGTCAACAATATTATTTTAGACCAACAGAACCAAATTAAAAGATATATTGAAGAAATTACCCGCTTGCAACCTTTTGAACAACTCGCGCATGAAAAGAATGGTGAGGTGGCTAAACTGACTGAACGCCTGAATGAACTTGAGAGACGCTACAATATTGAAATTGCGAAACGAGAGGGTGCAATTGAAGCGCTTAAGGCGTTAGGTGAATTACATATTTTAGAGCAGGCCACTCGCGTGAATACGCCTGATGAAATAACCGAAACTACTGAGACCAAGTGATAACAGCCACGACCAGCGGCGGCGTTCTCCTAACCCCGCTGTTGCAACAGAAGAGGGATACTAACCCATGCCGCTGGATTTTAATTCGCGTCGTAAGCCAACCGCTAGATTATCTCAGGCATATCTAGAATCCAAGGTGATAATCGACCTTTCATGGATTATATCATCTTTGATAATTTGATACAATTGACTTATATTGATAATCACAATCAACTCAAGAAAGAGGATAATATGCGATTTGCAATTGAGAAGTTTGAACAAAGCGCCGTCTACCTTGCGCTTGCCGCAGTCTGGATGGTATCCGTATTTACCGACCAAGTCGCCGTCAACGAAAACGCCATTACGCAAATGGTAGTTATCATTATCGCCATTCTCGCAGGCAGTTCTAACATCACTGACCTGTTGCGTTGGTTAGCGGTTAACCGTGATTTTGGCGCGGATGTACTGGCAATCCTAAACGAAGTCGAGAATCAACTAGGCTATAATATCTCGGACGGCCTAAAGGATTTAATCGTTAACGTTGCTGATGATTATGACGCGCAATTGAGTAAGCCGCCTGATTTACCCACCAAAGGCTAGACAATGGATATTAAACCCACTGGTAATTACGAGATAAATGTTCGTCGCACGCCTTCGTTAAGTGGCAATATTGAAGGCAAAGTGCAACCTACGCAAACTATCACCGTGTATGAAGAAAAGACACGCGCTGATAACTATGATTGGTTGCAGATTGCCAGTGGGGATTTTACTGATTTGTGGGTAGCGTGGGGCAAGGTGGGGAGTAAACCTTTATGGGTGGATGTTAGCCCGGAGCCGATGCCACCCCCACCGGAGCCTGACCCTATTCCCGACCCGCCCCCGCCTATCCCAGATGGTTTCGTTGTGCTTGTGAACGAATGGACACAATTAGAAAGTGGTCAATTTGTCTGGGAAAGTGTGAAGCTAGTCAAGGTGGTTGGTCATGACATTATTTTTGACCTGCTATTTATTGAAGATGACAATGAGATTGCTATTCTAGGTATTGCTAAAGGTGGCAAGCTCAATGAGATTAAGTTGAGCGCGTGGGTCATCGAATAATCTAATCCTGATGTCAGGAAACGAACAAGATTAGAACATAAACCTACGCTTTACCCAATTTCCAAATTAGCCCACCCAAACACTTGACATATGTAAGGTAATTTGATATACTGTGTATATAAGGTTAGGAATTGACCTGACCCCAACAACACAGGAGCTTTTAAAATGTCAACAACAGCCACCTTCTTAGCTGATAACGAAATTGTAGTAGTCGAAAATCTCCCCTTCAAACTCGATGACCAAGGCACACTCTGGATTGCCTGCTCAAATATTGACGACTTCGTGATTGACGAAATCGAAGTTAGTGACGATGGCAATGCTGAATATCAAATCGAAATCACCGACGCTCATTTAGCCAAAGCTCGCGAACTCATGACTTATGATTTAGTCGCAGAACTCGAAGATGCAACTAGCGATAACTCAAACAAGCCTTATGCTTGGATGGTTGATGGTTACGAAGATAGCCACCTTGCCAGCTTGACATCTGATGATATTCTCAAGGCGCAAGTTGAAACCATTTTGGATTATGGCATCCAATTTGATTTTGAAACTGAAGATTTTGAAGAAATCTGGAAAATCTATCGTGATACAACTGATTATAATGTTGCAAGCGTTGAGCTAACCGAACTGATTGATAACGCGAAATTGACGCAAGTCATGACCGCTAGCGAAGCCGCCGAAGAATTTGGCATCAGCCGCCAAGCTGTTCACGATGCAATTAACGCAGGTCGCATCATCAGCCGCCAAAGTGGACAAACGCATTTAATCCTACGCACCCACGCCGAAAAACTCTGGAAGAAGTTTCCAGTGGTGATGTTGGCACTCTGGATTAGCCTAGAAATTGTCAAGGTGATCTAGTTCCCCTAACCTTAAAATCTATCGTCCCCACCCCGCCTTATGGTATAATACACCTAATGAGGCGGGGTTTTTTTATCCGAAATAACTTGGGGTTAGTTTGGAGTCTGGTAGATGTGACCCCGCCTTAACTTGCAAATCAAATCACATATAGCGAAAGGTCACAAGATGACACAACAACAATCTAAGGCACAGCCACCCAATTTCGCCAAACTCACAGAACAACAAATCGCAGATTTACCTCAACAGGATATGATAGCCTATATCCAGTGGCTACAGTCCGAAAAGTCCAAAGCAGAGCAACGCGCCAGTGAAGCGGAAAGTAGACCGCAACGCCGTAAAATCGACTGGTCACAATTTCCTGACCAATGGAAACTCATTGGTAATTTTGCGCTCTATTCCAATCCTAAACACTTTGAAGATGGCAAGAGTAAGAATGGTCAAGGCTTTGTCTTGCATCTGTATGATGCTTATCCTAGTCGCAATAAAATCTATTCTGATTTAAGCATTGGCGCTTACACGCGCAATGATGCCAACCATCAACTGGCTTACCGCTTGCTCTCCGCAGGTGGCCTAAGTGCGACTGATTTAGGTAATATAGTCGAGAGTGGCTTACTTCAACCCTGCGAATCGAGTTGGAAAGCACCTATCCTAGATACCACGCAACCCGAACCGCCCTTAACTATTTTCCGCTTGCCTTTTCCCATCGCAGTCGATTGCAAACGTCGGACCAAAACCAAAGAAAAGACTAATCCGCAAACAGGCGAAATGTACACTATTGACGTGTATCAATATAAAATCCTGTATTATGAGCAACAATTCGTTAAGTGCAGTTGGGAGCAATTGCCGATGCACAAAGGATTTTATGACAACCTCAATAATAAGCGCTTAGGCGACTGGTTGAAGAAACAGAATGAGAGCACAACAAACGATGCAGACTGAACAATTTGCCTCATTCTTGGAAAGTATCGACTTTTCACTGCTGGTATTTGGGCGCGGTTATGCCACCGTGCCCCAATTTAATGACGATGGCAAAATCTATATGGGGTTAAGCCAGCGGAAAGACGTGCCGTTTACGCCCGAATCTTGGAATGATCTAGGTCAAGAGTTAATGGCTATCATCGCTGGGAAGTCATGGATATTTGGGGATTTATACCGCCTTGGGGAGCTAAATGGATTAGACCCTGAGCAGTTAGCTCCGATAGGTGCATGGAAAACAATTAGAAATTGGGCAAGTACCGCGTCATCATACCCCCTCATAGCACCGCCAGAAATGGCTCAATTTTCAACGATTAGCCAATATCTGGATAAAGTAGCCTGTAAGGGTGAAACAAGAGCAAATGGACAGCCTCTAGGCTTAATGAGGTTCGCTCAGTTGCCAGAAAGTCACCACACGGCTATGAATAAGCTTGGCAATGGCATGAGTGATTATCGGGCTATGCTAATCTTGCAGGCTATTCATGAGAACTGGACAGCTAAGGATTGTCGCAAACGAGCCAATGAAGTGATTAGCGAACTTGCCACTAAAGGCAATACCGACGCGCAAAATCATTTTCAAGTTAAAAAGGTATTCCAAGGGTTTGATACTAGCGGTTTCGGCTTCCAGATAAAGCCCGGCATGACCAAACAGGAAGTCTATAAGGCAATCTTGCCACTGGTCAATAAGATTATGGCCTTGCCAGCTGATGCGAGTGAATGTTCAATTGAAGGCAAAATAAGTTGGATAAAGGGATAAACTAATGTTTATGATAATAGCTTTTGGATTAATCGTAGCGGGCGCTACACTTGCAATCCTGCACATAGAAGGCGTTAAGCCTGTCGTTATGGCATTCTACGCGATACGTAATGGCAGGGGTAGACTGAGACTTGCTAAACAAGCATTGCTAGCTCATAAATATTTACGCGCAATTGGCACACGTCCCGATGATTATGATGGTAAGCCTATCCCATTCGGTGATGGTTATTGCGTAGAGTTTAGTTATGCGCATTGGTTTCTGCTAGGTGATAATATCATCTTAAAAATAGATGGTGAGAAGATTGGGAATATCAAGTTAGCGCGGCAAATTTACTTGGAAGAACATAAGTACTTTAAGCCAGTTGAGAACATCCATGCAGATACTCCCGAAAATCTGACAATCTTACTAGACCAATTCGAGAATCTAGTTGCACTTGCCATGCTACACTTTTATGAAAAAAAGCAACTCGAATTAGAGCAACAACAACAAATCAATAATCATTTGCAACTTGCATCTAAACGTTTATCTGTCAAAAAATATTCCACTTATGAGATTGATGATGATGGGATGGTTACAGGAAAAGTAAGGCGGATAAAGGGGTAGGCTATGCGAAAAGAACCTTTTAAGCTTGGCTTTTGTTTCGCATCCGTGCTATGGCTGTTGTGTATGTTTGCTATCGCGTGGGTTTTTGAAAGTGGTAATCAGATTGATAAAGCGACAACTGAAGATGTTAACCAAAATCATAGCTTGCGCGATAGTCCAAAGTAGGTATAATTAAAGGTAGGCAATAACCTCCTTCCTTTGCCCATATTTCGATGATAGACCGCCCGCCAGCGGTCTTTTTTATTTCAACTTGCGCGATTTAAAGGGGTGCGCTAAAATAGATTTATCGAAATAAGGGGACTGGCACTCCCCAATAAACAGGAGGTTTTTATGAACGATTCCTCAAATAATGCCACCCAAAAACCAATTCAAGGCTTACGTCAATTCATCACCGCCTTAAATCACTATGGCGGGACTGTATCCCCGTGGCGCTATCAAGTGTTACGTTATCTTGAAACACGCGCCAATGAAGAGCGTAGAGCGTGGCCTTCAGTACACCGCATTGCCAAAGAGTTAGGTTGTTCAGTCAACACCGTTTCGGCAAGCCTTAAGGACTTAGTTGCAGTTAAGGCAATTGAAGAAGTACCTTATGACAAGCGTACTAAATCACAGTCTCGGTTACCCAATGCCAAGAAAATTTGGCAAATGACCACTACTGCCGAAATTGACGGGCAAGGTTATTGGTATGTCTTTATTGAGTCTAAATTCAATATCCCAATGAGTGAGGATTTAAATTCCCAATCAGTCAATAATCAAATGGTTGGGGGTAAAGAAAGTACCAATAAAAAAAATAATGAAGAAAATTCCAGCGAAACCGAAAATGAAACCCCTTCACAAGATTCTCAAACCGACACATCCAAACCAACCGAACCTACGTCTACCGAAGATACCGATTCACAAAAGCCAAAACTCAAGACGTTAACTGTGGATGAAAAGCGTATCAGCAAGATACTAGACTTTGTAACTGCAAATCCTCATTTCAGTGAAGAGTCTGAAGTGGCGTTAGGGCATCAAGGCCAGCGCGGGACGGATACACTCTTAAATGCCTACTCTTTATTGTGCAAGTCTGTAGACGATATACTAGCACCGCCGCCGCCGGGTGCGAAAAATCAAACCGATGACACGCGCCGTTTTGCCGCGCAAGTTAAAGAGTATCTCATTAACAGCACCTACGCAGGCCAAAAGAAACGCCGCGCCACTGCGCAAAACTTTATCGACTTCATTTACTGGTATGCGAATGAAAATCCCGATTATGAATATCTCCCCGGTTTCAGCAAGTCGGGCAAGGGTAATGCCGATGACCGCGCCACGAAGTTCATTAAAGCCTATGAATCGTATCGGGCGGACTTGCTAACAACCCAACGCGCCAACTGTACGCAGTGTCCCGGTGATGGCATGGTGGTTAAAGGTGATGAAATTGTTAAATGCGAATGCAGTAAGGTGTAGTGATGGCAACTAAACCCGACCCCAACAATACAAATCCAGATAACTTTCTAGCGCCCCACTCAGTCGAAGCCGAAGAGGCGACGTTAGGCGCAATTCTTATAGGTGGCAATCAGACGTTTGAGGATGTCTATAACGTCCTCAGTACTGGTATTGATACCAAGAAGCCGCAAGATGATGACAATCCATTTTTCATACTAAGGAATGCGTGGGTATGGGATGCCATGCAGTCAGTCTATAAAGATGGCAACGCCATTGATTATCTGACTGTCACTGAAAAGCTCAAAGGGTGCAAGAAGTTAGACGAAATAGGCGGGAGTGCCTATATCACGTATCTGCTTAACAATACCCCGACTTACCTGAATGCTGATAGTTATGCACAGGTGGTTATTCGTGCTAAAGTGCGCAGGCGCTTGCTAGGTGTGGCCTCTCAAATTACGCAAGTTGCCACTAGTCCCAACCATGATATTGAAGAGGTATTAGAACGCACCCGCACCATTACGGATGACTTTTTAAATGCCCCACGCAATTTGAGCAATTCACGTTTCAGTGATGATTGTGAACTTGAGTATGAAACCTATCTTGCGGAGCAGGACGCGCAAGGGGACGGATTTACAACAGGTTCAAGCATTCTCGACAAGGCATTAGGTGGGGGTATCCAGATCGGCTTAACCATTATTGCAGGTCTATCAGGTGTAGGCAAAACGCATGTTATGGTTCAACTTGTCTACTTAATGGCCCAATTAGTTGCCAAAATGAACAAGGGACTTAAAGAAGTTGAGGCACGGCAAGCCAAGCGCTTTGGTATCGACTTTGATAATGACCATCTCAATGATGATAGCGACCTTGATCTAGAACTCGACACACGGCAACAATCTATCTATATCGTGACACTTGAAATGACACGCAGTCAATTAATCCGTCGGCTTATTGCGCGTTCGGCACGGTTAGACAGCAATCTTATTCGGACTAACAAAGCTATCTCTGCACTTAGTTCTAGTGACCGCTCTAAATACACCAAAGCGCGAACTGAAATTATGGACTTTCTGAAGTCTAAAACGTTGGTCATTATGGAAGGTCAGGGACTAGATGCAAGTGGCATTAAGTCCGAAGTAAAACAGCACTCGATAGCCAACAATAGGCGCGTTATGGCTATCTTTATTGACCACCTACACGAAATGAAGGAAACCGAAAATAGCAAAGCCGAAAGCGTAGAATCCAACGCAGGCAAATTGCAACACATGAGCAAACTTGATTTTAAATGCCCAATTGTGTGCCTTGCCCAACAACGTCCAGTTGAGTCTTACGTCAAGACTGACAACCCCAACTATCCAAGCGACACAGATATTCGCTACTCGAAGGCAGTTAAAGAGAAATGCGATTTTCTCTTATTCTGTTACGACGCGGCGAAAAATAAAGCCAAGTTTGGTGGGTCGGTCTCAGTGGATGAAATACGTCCCAATAGTCTCTATTTCATTATGCACAAGGCCCGGGATAAAGAATTACCCACCATTGGCTATAATATAGCCGCGTGGGTGTATTTTGATCGTAGCTGTAGCTTTTTTGGCAACTACGAAGATCATAGCGTCCGGGTGCATGTTGAGTAATTGACATTGAAAATCGACTAGCGCAAATCGAACACTTGCGCTAAAATAGAATAGAATCGAACAAAAAGGGCTAGGTATGGTGTCATGAATCATGCTGAAGAGGTAGCAGTTCCACTACCCTGCCCATTTCCCCAATTGGAACCTAGCAAAAGGAACATGCTGAAATGACACAATTATCACTGTTTGAACACACCGCAAACCAACCCTATCCCCTTTTAGTTGCCCAGAAATGGGACTTTCAACTAGACTATTATGATGTGAATGGTAATCCAACTGATTATCTATATCATGCTGTTCATTGGACACAAGGATTAGGCGCAAGTAGCCATACGACATGGGAGCGCATTAAATCTAAGATTGTCTACCCAACGCACAGTCTTAAAATCAAAGAACTTCCCTTCACTTCCACAGATGGCAAAACGTACCAAGTCGATTACTTTAATCAAGAGGCTTGTTATCAAGTCGCTATGGAAATGCGTGTTACTAAAACACGTCCCCAACTTCAAGAGATACGCGATTATTTAGCGAAGTCAGGCGCATTTGTCGATTGGGCTAAACGCAATCCGCATAAGGCTATCGAGAATTTATCAGCTTATGCGCGTCAACAAGAAATCGAAAAGCTAGAACGTGCTGGCTATGATGAGACATATGAGGCGCGTCGTTTTAAGGCACGTCATGAGAACATCGAAGTGCTTAAGCAACTGCATGATAAGCTAGCTGAGATTGTCGATAATCCTAATTTCGCTATCCTCAACAATGAACGCTACCTAGGCATTTTCGGCGCAACAGCCTCAGAATTAAAAGAGATACTTCACACGCAAAAGGTGCGAGATTCGCTTGGTTTAACTCAACTACGTACTTTAACTTTTGCTGAAGATACGTTAAAGGATGTAATCGCCTCTCAGCAACATCTCTCACATGAGCAAGCAGTTATCATCATTCGCCAAGTCTTACCACCGATTGGAAAAATGCTCAAAGACTTGATGCAAGCGCGTGGTTTAGATCACATCACAGGTCAACCCCTACTCGCCGACTAACGAATCGAAAGCATTCCCTCAATTATCTGGGGGAATGCTGTTTTTCTATTGCGCTATCCTAAATTTAGCGGTAAACTAGAGATTATTAAGTAACATCAACACGCAGTGACGTATCATCAAGTTAACAAGTAACATGAAAGAGGTCACAAGATGACACAAGCAACCAGCTCCAATGATGACAAGCCAGTCCCGATGTCAGGAAACGATTCCGACACTTACCCTAATGCCCCACTCCCTAACCAAAGTTTCGCCCCATTGGGCAGTGAACCGCCCCATAATTACCAGATTATCAAGTCTGTGTACGGGTGGTCTATGCAATGGTTTGAAGCCGCGCCTAAGAATTGGCAAGATTTTGCACAATTTGAGGTGGGGGAAGTGGTGCAATGGCATGGTGAAAGTTACGAAATCAAGACTGCTTATCTCAATAACGATTATGACGATGGGACATTAGGCAGTAAAATCAATATTTGTTATGAAACTAGTTCAGTAGAGCATAAATTCAAAGGCTATTTCCAAGAAATAGGATTGCTCATTCACAACCCCCGCCGTCCTAGTCCGTTTCTTATTGGCTACGAATACGGCAGAATTATGAGATTGTGGGTTACTGCCACAGAGCCGACGGAGCGTTAGAGATGGAATTTGAAACCGGAATTCTCCAGATCACCATTGCAGTTGTATCTGTTGTCGGAGTTTTAGTTTTAGCACTAATTAACGAAAGATTTATTGACTCCGATTCCACCTATCAAATTAAGATGGATAAGACTATCGAGTTCAATAATGAATACGGTAGTGATGGTATCGAATACAACCTTCAAACAAAATTTGAGGTTTTGCATATCTATGACGATAAGGTGAATGTATCTAGCTGGCATGGTTTGAATCGAATAGAACTAGTCCTGTCTAGAAAAGTTTTTTTCTATTATCTGAAGAAACGTAGCTGAGGGATAAACCTATGAAAATCACACGCATTCAAACCATCAGCATGAATAAAGACAAAAGCAAGATGATGGCAGTCATTCATACTGACCAAGGCACTTTTACCCGCCACTTGACCAAACAAGTAACCAAACAAGGCATAGATTGGGTAGGCGTTGCCATTGGCAATATTACTCATTTCAAGAATCCCGCTTCGGAAAAGTGTAATGCCAGCATCATTAAAACAGAAATTCGCACCCGTGAAGTCATGAAACTTGAACTGGTAGATGGCAAGATGCAAAAGGTTAAACGCATTGAGCAATATATTCATGAATATGTGCCAATGGTTAACTATTCTCAGATTAGCGAACTCTCATGACGCTCAAAAAACTATTCAAAACGCCCGACCATCGCGTCGGGCTATGCACTCAGTCCGAAGGCGCGTATATCACCTTGCAATTTGCGCCTAACGACACTCAAGTGTATCTACTCGATGAATTAGTCCCGTACACGATGCCTAGCCAAAAGGCGATTATTGACCCCTTTAATCTAGGGGAAAAGGTCATTAAAGTTGGCAAGGATTATGCCCGACCCCGCGTACAGGTGATGTGTGTTAAGCATGGCTATACCCGTTGGGTACGCTTAGATCGCATCACCAAGCGCAAGGGCTGTACATTCTGTCAGTCCGAGTGGGCGGGTCATGTTCGTATGACTAAGGCCCGATGTCTAGATGGCAAAAAAGCCTATTTACATTTAGTGAAGGCTATTCAAGCCAAGCAACGCGCTAACCCAAGCAAGCCTGAATTAGCCGTGTTTGAATTATTAAAAGACTTCAATATTCCATTTGCTCAGCAACCCATTATCGAAACCCAAGACCGTTACTTTTTGCCTGACTTTGCAGGCGGTTGGCGACAAGGGGTAGGCTGGCAATGGATTTTAGAGGTGAACGGTCAATATTGGCATAGCAAAGAGAAGCGCAGTGACCGGGATTATGCTTTACAGTGTTATTGCGCTAGAAATGGCATTCAGTTATTTGTAGTCTCAGATGTTGATATTAAAGATAATTGGGAAGGTATTGCCGATGAGATAAAGAGTTTTTTTGATAATATGGATACTAGTCAAGCTGATTGGAGTATGTGATGGCAAAACCGAAACGACAAAAAACAGAGTTAGAAGATATTCTCTTTATGATAGATGCTTCAACTCTTGGTAATTCCCGCGCTATCGATAAACAGGAATTGCGTGGCCAAAAGGAACTTATCGATAGCGCGGTATTACCTAAGCGAATCAGTGATGGAGAACGTGCAATTTTAGAAACATATGGCATTATCTTTGGTGAGGATGTTGATGATTTATTCGTGAATGTTGTATTGCCTCAAGGTTGGACTAAGGTAGCTACAGAACATTCGATGTGGAGTAATTTGGTAGATGATAAAGGACGTGAACGCGCCTCTATATTCTATAAAGCCGCTTTTTATGACCGAGATGCGTTTATTAGATTATCACGACGTTTCAGTGTGCATTCGGGTTCTATTGAAGGTTTTAATTCTGGCTTGCCTTATGAACAACAACACCATATTGGAATTGTAAAAGATTGTGGTGTTGAGATTATCCGGACTGAAGGATTAAAAGAAACGCCCGATGTGCCTTGGTATGCGATATGCGATATTGTTGAGCATTTTGCGCGTGAATGGCTAAATAAACACTATCCCGACTGGGAGCAGTACGACTCTTATTGGGATTAACTACTGATTGGAGTATGTGATGCAAGAAAAGGTTATCCGTATCATCTCGATTGACCCCGGCAAGGCGACGGGCATTGCCAGCGCAGTCTACACGTTAACTCCTGAGAGCATCGGCATTCAGTTAGAAGATACGCTGTTTGTTGAGGCGGGGGATTACAAGAACGCCGGGACTTTAGAGCGCCATATGTATCAAGCTGTTGAGAATGTGGATAAATTACTCGATTTTATCTATGTAAGTTGCAAACAGACTGAGACGATTTGGCTAGCGATTGAATCACCATTCGCATTACTCCGTAATCTCAATGGTGTACTCACTCAACAAGGTTATATTTCAGCAATCGCTATGCGGATTATGAACCTAGAACCGCTTATTTCACTCAGTCGTTTCATGCTCATTAAGCCTGCAATGGTTAAGAAGATGGCCACTTCAAATGACACGCATCCTCTGACCAGCGGTAATGGATTATCCGAAAAGCATCATGTAGCGCAGGCAATAGCTGATAAGTTTAATTTGTCGCAAGATGAGTTAAAAAACTTAACGACTAAACCCGATTCACGTTCTAAAAAGGCTGTATACGAAGTCACGGACGCGCTAGCCATCGGCTTCAGTTGCGCCCGAATCTTGCAAGCGGCGTGGTTCGGTCTAGATCAGGACTTGCCCGTGCGCAAGGATACGAAGTCGTTACGTAAAAAAATCAGTGAATGGAGGCAAGCATAGCAAAATTTATCGTTGTCTAAATCAATCCAAGTCATTCAATTAATTTAATCCTATAAGGAGAACAATCAAATGTCTAAGAAAATGTATCGTCAAGGTGATTTTATGTTTGTGCATACCGATGAAACTCCGCCCGAAGATGCCCAAAAAGAACAACGTGTTCAAGGTAAGGCTATTGTTGGCTATGGCGAGGCAACAGGCCACCATCACGCTATCGTCAGTGAAAAAGCCGATATTCTGACCATTGGCAATATGCGCTGGATTGTTGCTGATGAACCTGTTGAAATTAGCCACCAAGAACACCATGTTATTACCTTGCCAGCTGGCGTGTGGACTGTGGTTCAAGAACGCACCTATCACGCTGGCAATATTTCGCGAGTGGTGGACTAATGATTAAGATAGAAAGCCTAACCAAAGAACAAAAAGCGCGTTTTCCTGAGTTTGTAGAAAAGTGGACAAAGATAGGTTTGTCCACTGAACCAGCTAATCGCTCAGAGGCCGAGCGCGGCGTTAACTTGGCATATGAACTTGCTGGATTAACACCTCCACAGCATATCGTATGGTGTGACTCGCCGCTAAGCATGACTATAACCCATGCAATCGGGGCTAGTGTCGGGGCTAGTGTCAGGGCTAGTGTCAGGGCTAGTGTCTGGGATAGTGTCAGGGCTAGTGTCGGGGCTAGTGTCAGGGCTAGTGTCGGGGCTAGTGTCGGGGCTAGTGTCGGGGCTAGTGTCGGGGCTAGTGTCAGGGCTAGTGTCAGGGCTAGTGTCGGGGCTAGTGTCGGGGCTAGTGTCGGGGCTAGTGTCGGGGCTAGTGTCAGGGCTAGTGTCTGGGATAGTGTCGGGGCTAGTGTCAGGGCTAGTGTCAGGGCTAGTGTCTACGGACAACACGATGCGCACTGGCTTGGTTTTTTTGAATATTTCAATCAAGTATTGAACTTGCAAGCTGAAACTGAAAAGCTAGAAGGCTTGTGGCTCATTACACAACATGCAGGTTGGTGGCTACCTTGTGAGAATATATGCTTCATTAGTGAGCGTCACAACGTGTTAAATCTTGACGAATCAGGACGCTTACACGCAGTAGACCAACCTGCCTTGACTTATCCAGATGGTTTTTCAATTTATGCGTGGCATGGTGTGCGAGTGTCTGAAGATGTGATTATGAAACCTATCACATTTGAGCAAATCATGACTGAGCAAAACGCAGAAATCAAACGTGTGATGATTGAACGTTTTGGTGAAGATAAATTTGTTGAAAGTCTTGGCGGTGAACCCGTTGACGATAATCCTCAATTTGGCAAGCTGTATCGTATCGACTATGGTGATAGTGAGCCTCTAGTTCTAGTACGTGTCGAGTGTCCAAGTACAGGCCGTATCTATTTTAATCAGTGTCCGCCTGAGGATGATAATGGACAGCCGATATTACGCGCTAGGCAAGCGTTGGCATGGCGTTTTAGCTTATCTGAAGAAGAATATCTACCTATCGTCGAGTCCTAGCATTTTATCAATAGGAAGTTTAAGCATGTCTCAAGATACACCAACACAAGAATCCGACATGGTACAAACCGTCGAATTTTGCACGATTGATAACCGAGAAATGCGGCCATACGTGGCCCAACTCGGTTTTAAACACGCCTTAACAGCCCGATTAACTGTTGAGATGCTAGACTGTCTAGGTTATGACGATTTAGCCGAAATAGACCTAGTGCAACCCCTCGTGGCTACGAAAGTTTATGAAGCATTACCAGCGATTAAGCCGAGAGCGCTTGGTATGGCCATGCTTAATCGTTTGAAGTCACTGGATGCCAATGCCTATCAGTTCCTGATTGAACTTGATAAGTTAACACTGACTGAACACAATCAATTTGCACTTGATATGGACACGCTTAACCATGCATCTAATTACGTTTATCTGCATTCTAGTTTAAGTCAGGTGACACTCGACCTATTGCCATTTATTAGCACCTCAGTGAGTCGCCGTGGCGCTAAGTGGACAGTCTACGGCAAAGCTGTAAGCGCTTATTTCCGTTTTAAGTTGCCACAGGAGGATAGATAATGCGTAGACAAGACTTTTCGCGTCAACTTCAGGCGCGGAGCCTGTATGTAGAGCGCATGTATCGCGACAATGTAGATATTCATGGCCTTGAGATCGAAGCTGAAAAACAAGCCGTGCGTCTCAATGATGATACGTCGCCCGATGCCCCTTTAAAATGGGATATGGTCAGTGGGCAGATGGCTACCGATTGCCCACGTAAAGGCTGGGAATTACTGAATTGGCAAGTGCATCATTTAGAGCAACGCCTTGATTTGCTGGGCTTCAGGATACAACCAAATAGATGGGAGACATTGAAATGACCACAACACGCAAGATTTGCCCCAATTGCCATGAATTGAATTATGCGAGTGCAGATGTATGCCCGAATTGCGGGTTGGGCGACGTTAAACGTCGCCCCGATTATGGCGCGAATATGCCGATGCCCCGCACCGCGCCCCGTGAATTTTATGAGAAACAAATGCGGGATTATCTAGCATGGCACAAACGATTTTATCGTAAAAGCGAGTAATTAAATCAGATAGGGAGTGCAACCGTACTCCCTACAGTCCTGACATCAGGAAAAGGTAAATATCATGATGAATAACAGCACGAATAAGCCCAATTCCGATAATAAGCAGGCCATTTTAGGCCAACTTGAGTATGCGTATGAACGACGTGCCCTTGCGCAAGCCCAACTCCGCAATGTATGAGGATATAGTGCGATTAGTCACTATAATCAGGAAGTTGACCACTGGACTGTGCATATTCAGACATTAGAGGAAGCCTTAGCTAATTTAGAACAAGAAGAGACGATTAATCAAGCCGAAACAGGCAATGAGGAGAGCGAGTGATGCGACTAATTGATTTACTCCGTGCAAGTTTATCGCCAGAAGAACGTTTTATTATGGAACAGATTGCCAATGGCAAGTTGCCACCTGAAGCCCTAACGAATTATCGAGAGACAATGGGTAAATCTAACGCTACAACAGGCAATGATAAAGAAGTTTTAGAGGCTTATCATTATGCGCGGGATTATGTGGTTTCCAGTGCGATTAGTGGACTGAGTGCAGGCGAATTGGAGTTAGTGGAATACTTCGATATTCAGCAAGTACATGAAGATAGCCAACCTAAGCAATTAGGCTTATTCTAAGGAGTAGAATGGATATGCAATTAAACGAAATTGGCAAAGCAACCCTAGTAACCTTTGAAAAGCCGCGCAAGGTATATATAGGCACACTTGATTTTGCGTATGCTGAGCCATTATGGAAGTTTGATTATCTTTCCCCTGTCAATGCCGCCGCCGACCAAAATGGTGAATACAAAGTTTTTGCGCTATCTTTACGAGGCAAGCTAGCCCTTCGTGAAATAAACGTCGATTACGAATTAGAGATTCGACGTAAAATTTTTGAAGATGCCGAAAAAAAGGTGGCGGACAATCCTCTTTCTATAGATTGTGCCGTGGAAGCGTTACGTGAGGCAAATCGCTATATCAATGCATTAAAAGAATATATCCACAAATTGGAAAAGGGGAAATAGACGATGAAATACATTAAATCATTCTTCCAACCAATTTATCACAATGGTAGGTTTGGATGTATTTGGATATGCCATGTATGCCACAATAAAGGCAAAATTAGTTAAGACATTGGCCACGATAGCGCCATGATGATTAGCCTAGAGGAGAGTGAATAGATGCCTAACCCAACACCGCCTAAGTTACCTAATCAATTCTTCAATGCTCTCATTCGGATGCAACAGCAATTTGAGATTATGATAGGCGATGCGTTACAGGATGCTGTGCAAAGATTAAATGAATTTGCCGATGCCTATAAGCGTTTAGATCGTGAATATCGAGAGATTTATGGACTTGGCATTCATGAGTTTGTTGATTTAGGCAACTATCTGATTGACTTTGATGATTTTAGAGATGGGAGTGAGTGATGAAACACATCAAAATAACGTCCGTAGATTGGACTGACGAAGAAATCTTTGATTTGCTTAAACAGTTGCTCAAAGAAAATCCAGACGCTACAGGTTTTTCTGTCTATGGCAGTATGTGGCAAATTGAACCTGAAATAGAAATAATTGATATTGACTAGGAGGCAAAATGTATCAACAAATCACCATTATCGGCAATTGTGGCCGTGACCCAGAAATGCGCTATACCAATGAGGGCATTGGAGTATGTAATTTCTCCGTGGCCGTGAACAAACGCCGGAAGAATGCCAACACCGGGGAATATACCGACATTACCACATGGTTCAAGGTGGCCGCATGGCGGAATTTAGCCGAAACGTGTAGCCAATATGTGCATAAGGGCATGTTGGTTATGGTCGTCGGTGAAGTCAAAGTCGATCCTTATGTAGGGCAAGATGGGCAAGCGCGGGCTAGTCTGGAAATTACCGCGTATGAGGTGAAGTTTTTGAGCAAGAGTGAACAAACTCAAAGCGAAACTAGCGAACAATCTAGTCATGACGAAGATGATTGGATTAATAACGACGATATTCCGTTCTAGGCAACCAGAATACTGATAACCGTAATTTTCACGACATTAGGAAAGGAAAATGGGAATGAAAGATTTAGGACTACCGCCGCCTTCATTAGAAGATTGGTTAGCCCTTCAATCAGAGCGTCTTGCCGATAGTTTAGTATTAAGTGCGCGAATCGAAGATAGTATAACTTACGCTAGCGAATGGGGAGGCTCAAGAGGTGCTCGGAAATTAAAGGAACTTCAACAACAGTCCGCAGAAATAGACAAAGTTCTATTCAGTATCAAGAATAGTTTTGACAGACTTTTAATTGCACATCAAGCGGGCGAACGCATATTCCAAGATATTCCAGTAGAAAGTGAGGATTAGACAATGGCTGAACAAAAAGACAATATGGTTAAAAGGTTATTCAGATGGTTGATCGGTAAGCTTTTGGGTGGGGATGCTTTTGCTCAAGAATATATAGAGCGCTTTATATTTCCAGTCCAACATGAACTTATTGACTTGGGTTTAACTTACACACAATCTAATGAACTAGCATCTATGGCGCTTACGTTAAGTTCACACTACCGCCCGTGGGGGTTTGTTTATCGCGACATGCGTGATGACATAAAAGGAGGCATGAGTTATGACGATGTTATGCAAAAGGCACTGGATTTATTGGGGCGAGTAGAATCCCGATAAGTGATAATATCACGGCATTATCCAACTGTTGCATTTTTTGCAACAGTTCAGAATGGTTCAGAAATGAGAAAAGAGGATTGAAATGAATAAACAATCAATGCTTGTCACCTTGCTTCAAGAGTGTATGCCTATTGAGGCGCGTATTATTGATGTTAAATATTATCGCAAACTACAGCCAAAACGATACATAGATTATAAGACTGGCTGGTTCGTAGATTTCAGGATAGGCACAATAAATCATAGTCTGTATCTAGGCCGCAATTTTAATATTGCCTATGAAGCAGTTAAAAGAATTTATTCTATTTCTCCTACATATGATGAGTTACAACTTAAGAATGGCTCATGGGTACGGTTTTATATGTGGGATAGAGTTCGGGCGTTAGAATAGAAAGCGAGGATTAGATGAGTGGCGGAAGTTTCAACTATGCGCTGTACAAAGCTGATTCAACTGAGATATTTCAGGGACTAGAAGATTATAAGGCAATTGAGCAGTTCCTACGCGATAACGGCAAGCAAGAAGCCGCCAACGAAGTACAGAAATTCATACTAGCACTTGAAACTGCGTTCAATCGCCTGATGGTACATGGCGAATATGTCAAGCCTTTGCTCAGAGCGGCGGAATGGTGGGCTAGCGGGGATAGTGGTGCGGATGGTGTTGATTATGCAATGGGCATGTTAACGGGTGAAGAAAGTGAGGATTAGACGATGAAACTAGCCCGATTTGCGGTCTATGATGACAACGAATACGAACTTGAATTAGGTCAAGCCCCAATACCGCGCAACCAATTAGAGGGATTGCTCTATCACATCTGTCATGGCCTGATTATGCGTTATCCACTGTGGAAAGTTTTAGCATGGTCATGGATTCACCGAAAGTCATTTCAGGAAGCCGAAACGGTGCTAGATTTGACTGCATTAGCTGATATTGATGATACGTCACTGAGTGTTGACGACGAACACCTTATACACGAATGGACTGGTCATGCTGACTGGATAAGAGAGGACTAACCCATGAACCACTTATTCACCCACCTAATCGCTTTTTTGTGCGGAGGTGCATTTACGTTAATTGTCAGCACGATTCTATTATTGAATTGGGCACTCAGCGACAAATTCAAAGAACAACGCCAACGCACTCAACAAGATAAAGGCGCGTAACCATGCCCAAACGTAACGCAAATTGGTTTGACAAGACAGGGCGCTATATGATACTGAATGCCAAGATATTCAATACATCTAAAGCGTTCCCGATGTCAGGACAAGACCCCCACCCGAATCAGGCTATTTATGATGTGATCTTAGAGGCGATTGAAAGCGCCCGGTGGCGTGACCCAGACATCACCAAAACTGAGGTAGTGCTAGGGGCATTATATGGGTGGGCACTCTGGGAACTTGCAGAGAAGCCGATGCCACTACCGACGGATGATAATGGAAATATGGAAAGTGAGGATTAGCATGGTAAAGATTAACATGGATAAAAACAAACTTGAAGAAGCGTTAGAACGAGTGCGTGAAACAATTGAACAAAGATTAAAGGAAGAAACTGTTCAAAGGGCACGAGATATTCAAGACGAACTCATACTAGAGCTTAAGGCATCCCACCGCCATTACATGGCTGTATATGCGTCAATTCCGCCGCATATACGGAAAACCGTTATGCGAATGCTTGATGAAGAAAGCGAGGATTAACATGGAAACTAGAGAAACAATTCACGAATTAACAAAATTGGCCTATGCACTTGTGGCCTATTGCGCATGGTGGGAAGTGAAACTCATTGCAGATAAACTGCAATCTGAATATGGCATTGAAATCACAGGCGTACATGCTTCAAAGATTGAAAATAATGTGCGTAAAGTGTCCAGTAAGGGAACAATCTATTTTAAAGGCTACCCTTGCCATATTTCGGTTAGCTATAACTATGATACCCTATCAGATGAAATGCTGGCCCACAGGGATAATATTCGTGAATTAACCAATTGTGAGTGGCTTATTCAAAGTGAATTTAGGCAGATAGACCCGGTAAGCAATTGGCGACCCGACGATGTGCCCAGTAGACCTAGTATTAAGCGCAATATCTCGATAACGATTGAGAATAAGACGAAAACGAGCTTACTAAAACAACTCGACACCCTCAAACAAATCATTGAAGCTGAGTTTGCCGAAAGCGAGGATTAGCCACCATACCAGAACCCAACGACAACGAATCTAACAAAGATGTTGATAAACCGACATCTGAAGATGTTGCACTCGACATTCAATTACCACCTAATACAGCCGATGTGTTAAAGGCGCTCAGAGAAGCCAGCCGACGCATAGTGGAAAAGACTGCTAAACACCCACAGGTTAAACAGTGGAAGGGTATCGACATAGGTATCCCAATTACTGAGAGACGCGCTAAACGACGTAAGCGTAAGACAGCTAATAAGTTAGGATAAAGGATAAAAGCCGATGCCAGAATCAAAGAAGCCGCCCGACTATGAGTATATTCAATTGGATATTTCACTTAAGCAAAGAGATGCCCAGCGCGCCTTTGAATATATCCGTGAACGTTTAGTTGAAAGGTTAGTGATAGAAGCTAAAGCCAAGAAACCACTAACGCCTAGGATAAGTGACGCTGTGCTAGCATACTCTGTATATATTGCAACCAAAGGCATAGACACAGACTAGCTACCTATGCTATCCTATAGATGTTGAATAATGACATCTATTGAACTATACATTCAAAATGATGTTGCCGAATTGTCTCTCTATGAGAGTTGAGTATCCATATATGATGTAGCCCCACTGGTTGCTGATACTTACACACTAACAAGACAAAGCTCCCTCCTACCCAGATAGCCAACTGAAAGCCCTAACCAGTGGGGCTTTTTCTTTTCCATATCCCAACCACCTATCCCTATAGCCTGCATTGCCCTCATTTTTTAGGGGGGGGTATAGGTCCACGTCTGCAATATTTTTAATAGGGGGTAGGGGTCATTGCTCAGAATTAATTTAATCAATAGGGTAGGGTATAGGATGCCAATAAAAAAAAGGGGGTAGGGTACTGGGTAACTTTGAAACATGGGGCATGTTAACGCTGGGTGTTAAGAATTAGGCGATTGATTGATGGGAAGGGCTATGTGAAAGGGAGTGTGACATTTTAGGGGAGGGGATGATTGAATGGGATGGAATGTAGATTCGTGATAATGACAGAGTAAACAAGGTGATGGGATACAGTGTATTCGTTTTTTTATAAGCCACCCCTGCCTCTCCCAAATTTTGACGGGGGGGGGTCTATACTGTGCTATTCTGGTCTGTGTGATAGACTAGTTTGTGATAGAATAAAGTGAAAACGATTGATTATTGCGTTAGTTTCCTGATAAACTACATTATCACGAATCTAAAAGCGCAATTCCAGTCAAGTCGAAAAAACGGGGCTAGGGGGTGCTCGATTCAACATAAGACTTTTTCCCACAAGTGGGGGGTCGGTGTCAAAAATTACGAGGATAAAATTTTGATGAAGTCTACAACAGTTGACACTAAGGAAAACTAATGGAACTTGATTTCGACTTCGATGATCTACAACCCGACTTCGATTTTGACGATTTGCACATTGAAGGCGACACCCAAGCCGAATCGCAGAAACCGAAGCCTCCTAAGCAAACGTATGCTTTATATCAAAAGGCGCTTAAGCGTAGCCAACGCCGCATTCTGAAACGGGCATCCTTGCGGAGCGAATTAGCGCATTTGCCGGAAAAGGGCGAAACGCTTCATATCATTGGCGAGGGTACATATGACTTTTTCACATGGATTCCCGTTATTCAAGATATTTTAGGTACACCGATTACACTCTATGCCAGCACATGGACAATGAATAGACCGAACGTCGTTGAGTTATTCGAGTTATTCGATATAGGTAAATTGTCGAGCGTCAATATGTTAACTGGTTTGTACTTCAAACAACGCGAATCGTCGGTATTTTCGGCGCTCATTACGGGGATGCGCAAGCGTGGGCAACGTTACGGAGCATTTAAAAATCACACTAAGATTACCTTGATTACCAATGGGGATATTTATTTAGTTATTGAAGGTAGCGCCAATTTTACGAGTAATCCGCGAGCCGAACAATATATTTTGACCAATGACCAAACAACTTATGACTTCTTTCAGAATTGGTTTGACGAGATGTTAACCACTTATGCTTTGATAGGATATGACAATGCCACTGAGTGAAGAACAAATCGCTATTGCGATAAAAGCCAAGGCGGGGAATATATCGGCGGTGGCGCGTGATTTAGAAGTTTCGCGTCAAGCAATTTACAACTATCTGGATGAATATCCTCGATTAAAGGAATTGGTTGCTGATACCCGTGAAGAATTAGTTGATATTGCCGAAAGTGCCGCCCGGCGGGAAATCATCAACGGTAATACCGCCATGATTATTTATACGCTCAAAACTCAAGGTCGGCATCGCGGCTGGCAAGAAAAGGTGTCCCTTGAACTCAGTAGCGAGGCGTGGGTGTTATTGCCTAAACTGGCAAAAGCCTTAGAAGCGCAGGGGGTGGCTTTAGAGGATGTGTTGACGGCCATGCTGAGTGAAATCAATTCACGGGGTACTGAAGAAATAGCCCTGTTGCCTGATGTGGTAGAGGGGGAAGTATCAAATGTCAGTGAGTCCTAATCCTCCCCAAAAAGCCAATGTGCCTACACTCAATATTAATTCACTGGTCAGTGATAGTCTGGATAGGGTACAAGGCACACTCCGCAAGTATCAGGGTGAGAGTGGCATCGGCTTATTTTGTCGAGAAGTGTTAGGCGTACACTTACACCCTTACCAAGATGAGATACTCAAGGCGTTAGTGCAGAAACGGCGCGTGGCGGTGCGAGGGCCGCATGGCATCGGCAAGTCATTTCTGAGTAGTTGCGCGGTGTTGTGGATAGTTTCAACTGCTCCTGATACGATTGACACGAAAGTAGTGACGACGGCCAGCGCATGGCGACAATTAGAGAAGTTCTTATGGCCTGAGATTAATCGGCTGGCCATGAATGCCGATTGGGGCAAGATTGGTCTACAAATGCGGCGGAGTTATGAGTTAATGCGTCTGAGTATCAGATTGTCAGGTGGCAGAGAAGCATTTGCGGTAGCGAGTGACAATCCCGCTCTCATTGAAGGGGCACATGCCAAGCGCATCGGCTATATATTTGACGAATCGAAGTCTATCCGGGACGGTACATGGGACGCGGCGGAGGGCGCATTTAGTCAAGAAGGGCTAGATGGTCATGAGGTGTATGCGTTGGCGGTGAGCACGCCGGGGGATAGTCAGGGTCGTTTTTATGATATTCACCAACGTAAGCCCGGACTTGAGGGCTGGTGGACGCGCCACGTTACCCTAGAGGAGGCGATTGAAGCCGGACAAATTAGCGAAAAGTGGGCCAGAGACCGCCGTAACCAGTGGGGCAGTACAAGTCCCATGTACAAGCGGCGGGTACTTGGTGAATTTGCCACCGATAGCGCCCAAAATGTTATTCCACTGGAGTGGGTGGAACTTGCCCACGAACGGTGGCAAGAATGGCAAGATTTACAAGCCGAAAATGAAGCCCTTGCCGATGATTTGTTAGAAGAGAGCGCCCCTACCGAGAAATCGACCAACGAAGTCATTGGGTGCGACCCATCGGGCGAAACGGGCCGGGATGATACCGTTATTATCCGCTTACGGGATATGATGATTGTGGCGATACACGAAATGAATAATATGGACCCGGTGGAAATTGGGGAATTGCTCATTGATATGGCAAGCCACAATGAACGCATTGCCATAGATAGTATCGGCATTGGCGCGGGGGTGGTGGCTCATTTACGCAAAAAGGAACGGTCAGCCCACGGGGTCAATGTGAGTGAGCCTACCCACTGGACAGATATTAGTGGGGAAATTCGCTTTTTGAATTTGCGCAGTTTCTTATGGTGGTTAGCGCGTGAATATCTTGACCCCACCGCTCCGCATGGCAAGTTGTTGGCTTTTCCTGAGCATGATCGACTGACGCAAGAATTAACCGCGCCCCTATGGAAACAAACGACGCGGGGGGTAGTCCAAGTTGAGGCGAAAGCCCTAGTAAAAAAGAGATTAAGCGGACGGTCAACTGATTTAGCGGATGCGCTGATGTTGGCATTGTACGCGCAACGAGTAGGGAGTAATCACGGCATATGGCTATAGAAGTAAATGAACTCAGAGAACACCTGTTAAGTGTGTATGGCAAACAAGCCTTCGACCATACCCAATATGCAAATGTTCACATAATTGAAGTTGTTGGTGAGTATTTTGTTCAGTGGGTTGGCTCTAATAATCCATCGAATGATCTTTTGGCGGTGTCATTGAAAACGATAGAGAATTTAATAACACTTGCAGTTGAAATCATTGATAACAAATATCTCATGTTGTGTGGTTTCCGCTTACGGATTGTCAATTATGATTATCTGTGTGACGCGGTCATCTGCCAATTAGGTTAAGGAAAATAAAATGGCAAAATATAATGATGGCAAAATTGTAACTGTACCTTTAACACTCGACACAGATGCTTATGAAGCTGGCGATGTCTTGCATGGGTTGGTATCCGTTGACATCAGCAATTTTAATGATAGTGCGATGTTACGCGCAATTGAATTGCTCGAAGATGGTTCAAACGCCACGTCTACGTCGTTCTATTTCTTCGATAGTGAACCGAGTACCATTGCCGACGATGCCGCGTTTGCCCCAGCGTGGGCCGATATGCAAAAGTTGATACCGCGCGGGGTGGTGACTTTATCCGATTATACTGCTATCAATTCGATTAATTACGCCATGAGTGATGAAATTAACTTGGATGTAGTGGGGGATACGCTTCGTTTCTATACCGTGACGAATGGCACTCCGACTTATGGCGCAACTGATGTAGTGCTACGGCTTAGCTTTTGGCTAGATGGGACTGAAGAATAATGACCCATCGGCGACGGGCGCTAGCGGCGGGGATTGTGGGGGGTGGTGGTGGTGGTGTTACGCTGTTGACGATGCAAACCACGAGCGTTACCCCCACCACGTTCGACCCAGTGTTAACGCTCGCAGGGGGTGCGCCTACGCCTGAGTGGGACATGGGCGATGGTACACAGTTGACAGGCGCGAGTATCTCGCATACGTATGCGGACGCGGGGACGAAGACGGTGACGTTGGGGCCAGCGTCGTTGTATGAGTATGTGACGGTATTGGATATTAGAATAGATAATTTAACAGTGTTAGACGCGGCTCCATTGGTGAATTTAACGATACTAAATTGTGCCGCCAACAGTATCAGCGTGTTAGAGGTTGGTGCGTTGGTAAATTTAAATCAACTGTATTGCGACTCTAACAGTATCAGCGTGTTAAATGCGGCTCCATTGGTAAATTTAACGATACTGCGTTGCTACTCTAACAGTATCAGCGCGTTAGAGGTTGGCACGCTGGTAAATTTGACGCGACTACTGTGCTACTCTAACAGTATCAGCGCGTTAGAGGTTGGGGCGTTAACTGAATTGGACGATTTCCAATGTCAAGACAATGGTATGACGCAATCCGAGGTGGACACGATTATTGATGATATATATACGAATCGTGCCAACTATACCAGCGCTACGCCTAGCATGAATATCGGCGGCACAAACGCCGCGCCAAGTGGCACATATCAATACAGCGCCACGCCTTCAACTGGTAAAGAGAAGATTTATGCGCTGGTGAATGATGACGATGGCGAGCTTTTTAACACATGGACGATAACGTTTTCAGCATGATTTTAAATAGTGAAGATATTCTAATCCTAACCATACTAGTAGAACAACGATGGAATGGCAGGAACAAAAGTAGATATATTGAGCTTGGATATAAATTCACAAAGATTGGTGATGCTTTTCAGGTTTCAATTGAACATTTAAGTCATGGTTCGCGGGCGAAGGTTTTAGTGGCTTGTCCTGATTGTGGTGAGCAAAGAGAAATGGCTTACAGCAATATATTAAAACATAATTCGACACGTTGTAGGAAATGCGCCAACTTCAAAGCAACTTTTAACGATTTATCCAGCAAACGCTTTGGACGATTAATAGTAATTGAATGTGGCGAGCTAAAAAATAGTCAATATACATGGAAATGTCTGTGTGATTGTGGCAGGGAATTATATGTGCGCAGTGCGGATTTAACTAGAGGGAAAAGCACATCTTGTGGGTGTAAGCGCGATGAATATGTTGCATCATTGCAATACAGAGTTGGTAAGAGACATCCTAATTGGAAGGATATTTCAGAAGCGGAGCGCAGGAAAAGGCGAGATCACAAATCATCTCTATTAAGAGAAAAATGTTTCAAGCGGGATGATTATACTTGTTTATCCTGCTCAAGACGGGGTGGCGATTTAGAAGCACATCATTTGTATGATTGGGCTTCATATCCAGACATGCGGTATACCCTAGAAAATATTGTCACTCTTTGCGTTGTGTGCCACAGAAATTTTCATACTTGGACAGAGACATGCAATCCTGAGATGTTCTTGGGATGGAAGAATATAGAGCGAGGAAGTTAACATGCCAGTTTATTATCTGATAGTAGGTAACAGAATCAAGCAGGAAATTGACACCGCCGATGGTGACGTTACCGCGTTGCCGATACTTGATAGTGCGCGGGCGGTATCACTACTGAATCGTCAGCATGTGATTGCGCTGATGAATAACGAGGGATGGACAGCGCAACAAGTCATCGACAAGTTGGGTTTAGTGGATGAGCGTGAGGTTTAAATGACTATCCTATTCGGCTTATTCCTACTCTTTGGCACTGGCATTGTAGATTGCATAGGCATAGAGCCTGCCTTCATGCTGATTTATCAGGATAAATACTATTGGGATGCGTTGCCTGATGATTTTATCACCTTAGAAGGCCAGCAAGTCGAGTGGTTAGGCTATGCGCCCCGCGATATTCCTTATTACTGGCTATTAGAGCGTCAAGGTGTTGAGTATGGTTTTAAAGGTATCAACTTAGATTTACTTGAACCTCTAGCCATTATCCACTTGTATGATATGGATGGCATCACCTATGAACGCTTTACGATTAGCGCCTATGGTGATGGGTATTTCATTACTGAGACAAGCTTAGGGGAATTTGGGCGTTCAGATGGCACAGCTTATGATTATCACATATTGGCAAATCCTACAGGTGGGGCGTGTATGTGGTTAGTTGAGGATATAGGCTTGGGTTGGTTAGAGCTAGATAAAAGAGGTTAATGTATGCCAATTTTGGGGCAACTATCGAATATCATTAAAAAAGCCATGAATCGGGCGCGGGATGTATTCGCTACCTATATCCCGGATTGGATGGCTAACGTCACATGGAGTCAGCGGGGGTATCGTACCAATGTGAGACTACGCTATACCTTCAATGAACTCATTTTCGCGTGTGTGACACTGAACGCATCAACAGCGGCCAATGTGCAACTGCGCGTCAAGGGACGTGCGACCAACACGTTTGAAGATGACCATCCCATGCGGCTGTTACTGGAAAACCCCAACCCCTACATGAGCGAAGCGGATTTATGGGAAACTGTGATTATGCATCAACAGTTAGCGGGTCGGTGTGTACTCGAAAAAGAACGCAACCGACGCGGGGAAGTCATCGGCTTGTGGCCACTACGTCCCGACTGGCTTGAAGTTGTGCCATCTGTTACGACGCTTATTGCAGGGTTTACGTACGGGCCACCGGGGACTAAAAAGGTATTTATTCCCTATGATGATACAGTCGATATTCCCTTGCGCCACCCTGACAACCCGATTGTGCCATTTGAGACGTTAGCGCCTGTTACCGTGGCCGCACGGGTAGTAGATGTAGACAGTCAAGTGACTGAGTTCTTAAAGCTGTTCTTTGAGCGTGGGGGTGTACCGCCGGGAATCCTCAAGACGCGGCAAAAGCTCATTGAATCGGATGTAGATTTACTCCGCAAGCGGTGGCGTGAACGCTACGGCGGGTATACCAAGTGGACTGAACCTGCGATTCTCGATAGCGATGCTGAGTATCAGAGAATCGGCGCAACCTTTGAAGAGATGGGCTTTATTGTCCTAGACCGTCGTAACGAATCGCGTATTTGTATGATTATGAAAGTACCGCCGATTGTGGTGGGTGCTTATGCGGGGTTAGAGTTGGGCAGTTACGATAATTACCTGACAGCGCGTAAGGCATGGTGGGAAGATAGCAATATTCCCCGCTTTGAACAAATCGGGCGACGGGTGCAACTCGAATTAGCCCATGAATTTGATAATCCCATAGTCGAGTGGGATTATTCACGGGTACAGGCGCTCCAAGATAACAAGGAAATTAGTTGGAAACTAGCGGCTGAGGTGTTTCGGACAGGTGCAATTACCAAGAATATGTATTTAGAAATGCTGAATATGCCTCAATTGGGGCCAGCGGGGGACGTGTTCTTACACTCACTTGCGTATGTTGTCGAACCTTATAAGAAGCCTGCCCAGCGCGGGGCATCGAGTGAAGCTGAAATCTTTAGTGTGGCGAAAGTCGATACACCTGAATTACCCAGTGGCGTGAAAATAGACGAAGATCTTAGAGAAAAACGCGAAAACGAATTAGAGCAAGCGGCGC